ACTATGTAGCGGGGTTCAATTCCTCGCCTGCCCATTGCCTGTCGGAAAGCAGGCGTAAAAATAATATTATTCAGATCACGAATATATTTTGTTTGTCTGATTTTAATTTACAGAATTGCATCTGGTTTAGCTCTGTACCTTAACAGAGCATCATGGCAACTTAGCTCAGCAGGGGAGAACGTTAGAGTGAAGTTCTAAGTCGTTGGTGGTTCGATCCCATCAGTTGCCATATGACAGAGATATATAGGAGGATTAGGCATGAAGGCATTATCAATTCATGGTAATTACATCATGGATATTATTAATGGATCTAAGACTATAGAGTACAGAACATGGACTACTAACTACAGAGGCCCATTGTTACTATGTGCGTCAGCAAAGAAGTATCCTAATTCAATCTATGGTCATGCTGTTTGTGTAGCAATGATTAGAGATATTGAATGGAACGAAGAAGATCAGCTTTATTACTGGCATATTGAACCATTCAAAAAGGGCGGTAGCTATCTCATTGAGCCGATTAGGGTAAAGGGCCAATTAAAGCTATATAATGTTGATGACAAACTGATTAAGTCAGCTCCATTTGTAAAAGTAGAACATAGTAATCCCAAGTTTGATGAATGGTATAACAAAAAAATCAAACCGTTAATCTATGTTCCAAAAAGAAAAGTAAAAAAGAACGTTGAACCACAGCTCAGCAAATTTAAAAAGTTTCATATTGTTCACTAAGCGCTTTAGTAGCGCTTTTTATTTTACAGAGGATTAAAAATGAGCTTACTTGATGCAATTAAGACACAGGCACAGATCACTGATAAAGTGCTTGTGTCTTTTTCTATGGGAAAAGATAGTATTGTGACACTTGATTTATGTATGAAGTACTTCAAGACAGTACAACCATTCTTTATGTACTTAGTTCCTGGACTTAAGTTTCAAGAAGAAGCGCTAGCTAAGTATGAGCGTCACTATGGTGTTGACATTATTAGAGTGCCACACTTTGAAAATGCTGATTTTTATAGATATGGTTCTTTTAGGGATGCTGATTATTCAGTGCCTAGAGTTAAGATTAGAGCTATTTATGAAGCAATCAGACGAGAAACTGGTATTCAGTGGATAGCCGGCGGAGAAAAGATTAATGACTCTGTAGTACGTAGAGCTATGCTGAAGCATTCAGGATCAATTGACGTTGAGCGTGGACGATTCTATCCCGTTATGTACTGGCGAGATGCGGACATCAAAAGGTACATGCAAGTTAATAACTTATTGTATCCAGAATTTAACCGTAAATTAGGTTTTAGTTTTCATAGCTTAGCCGGCAAAGAGTTGTCAGCAATTAAACGCATATATCCACAGGATTATCAAAGAATTTTAAAGTTTTTCCCAGAAGCAGAAGCCGGTGTGCTGCAATATGAAGTTTACAAGTGAGGTGAATGTCAATGGCTAAAGAAATAAAACTAAATACTTTCGCAGATTATGTTGCTAATGCACGTTATATTCCTTTAAACGATCGGCAAAAAAGAGCTAGAGCTAAAGAAGAAAAAGCACGAAAGAAGAGAATAGCTGATCGGACAAAGGAAGTTCGAAGGATGAAATATACTTCTAAAGAAAGGCAAGCTTATTTAAAAGCTTTACGTTACGGTCGTAGACAAAAAGCTGGTGGAGAATTTAAGGCGGTTCCTAAGGTCAAATTTAACGGTGGAAGCTTAGGAGTAATGAAAGATGGCAACGGTGTTGTTAGAGTGATTGCTAATCACCCAGAGAAAGGTAGGGTTACTATTCTAGGTCCTAGAGGTCCAAAAGATGCAACAAATTTTAGTACAGTAGCTGTTTCTACTAGCCATGGCTCAAAGGCTGCAAAAATGATTAAAAGTGCATTAGCAAGCGTTAGCAAAGGAAAATACAAACTTGGTTCTACCGGAAATAGGGGAGGTTAGTTATGTCTAAACCATTGCAGCAATTTGAATATGGAACAGTTAAACGTAGTCAGATCAAGTTTGCTGATTATAATCCACGTATCATTGATGAAAGTAATCAAAAGAAGCTCGTTAAAGCAATTAGAGAAAATGGATTAATAGAGCCGTTAGTTTGGAATAAGCGTACAGGTGTCCTTGTGGGCGGTCATCAACGGTTAACGGCAGCAGATAAGATTTATCGAAAGAAAGATTATGATGTTCCAGTAGCAATTATTGATGTTGATGAAAAGACAGAAAAGAAATTAAACGTACAGCTTAATAATCCAAGTATGCAAGGTGACTGGGATTTAGACGAGCTATTTAATCTTTCGCAAGATGTCTCTTTTGAGGATATGGGCTTTAACAAGTCTGATATCGACTTTATGTTTGACGGGGATGTTGATTTTGATGGGAGTTTATCAAATAGTGATGAACCATCAAAGACATCCACGCCTTACGATGAAGAAGTTGAAGATGAAAAGGATAAGATGGCTAATCTTGCTGAATTTAACAAAACTAAGAGCGAGTTCAGGAAGAAAGACAATGACTCAACTGTTATTAACTTTTACACCAAAGTTATCTTTCCAAGTAATGAAGCTAAGGAAGAATTTTATAAAAAGGCTAATATTCCAGCTAATGAGGAATATATTACGTTTGAACAATTAAAGAGATATTTTCAATGATGTTACTAGTAGTAAATCTTTGTGAAGAAAATTAGTTTGGCCAAGATCAGTGAAGTTCATTCAAGCCCGACAATATAGCATTCTTAGTTTGTGAAATATGGAGGTGATTTAATGGCTAAACAGTTAGATTTATTTAGTGCAAGTCGTACCACGTCTTATAGGAATCAAAATAGAGTTGTTCAAAGAAGATTACGGACTACTGGAAGTGGTGACCGTAGAATTACAAGAATGGCTAATCGTGTTACTGGTGGACAAAGTATGAGAGCTAACGGCAATAGATTAAATCAAGCATTAACTAGTGTTAGACGAAGTGTTAGATCAGTAAAGATTGCTTTAAGAAGAAGTGGAGTTAAGATTAAAAGAAGTTCTTTTGGTAGCAAAGGTGGTTAAAGTTATGGGGTGGATTAGATGGCACATGCTGAATACAAGAAATGGCTAGAGCCTGATAATCTCACTAAGCTTAGATCATGGGCTAGAGATGGCTTAACCAATGAACAGATAGCAAAGAAGATTGGTGTTAAACGTCAAACCTTTCAAAGATGGTTAAGTACATATAGTGACATGAGTGACGCCCTGAAAAAAGGTAAAGAAATAGTTGATGCTGAAATTGAAGACTCTTTGATCTCAATCATGAAAAAGCATACTGTTACCACTACACAATACAAGATGGTGAAAAAAGATGCTTTTAATCTTAAGGCCGAAAGATCTAAGTTTGCTAATATTTACAAGCTAGATCATCCTAATGCTACTAAGGAAGAGGTAGGAATAGCGGTAGCTGAGCACGTTGATGTTTATGAAAAAATACCTATAAGCAAGACAGTAACAGAAGTGGATCCAAACGCTTCTGCTATTATTTTCTGGCTTAAAAATAGGCGTCCGGACATTTACCGTGACCAAACATTCCAGAAACTTAATGAAGCTAATGCTCGTAAGACGCTTGCTGAAGCTCAACTTAGTGAAGCACAGCTTAAGGCACTTGAAGAAAGTGATGATCCAAGCAATAAGACAATCATTGTAGACGATATAAAGGAGGTTAAATCAGATGACGGCAATAGTGAAACTAAGTCAAGAGATTAATCCCCACTTTTATCCAGCTTGGAACAGTAATAAACCCTATCAAGTGTATAAGGGCGGTCGTGGTTCGTTTAAGTCTTCAGTAATTAGTTTTAAGCTAGTTACTACAATGATGCGATATATTGCTCAAAACAAGACGGTAAATGTTATTTGCGTGCGTGAAAATCAACGGTATTTGCGAGACAGTGTCTATAACCAGATTCTGTGGGCAATGACCAAGCTACACGTTGGAAGTGAGTTTAGAACTCGTGTCTCACCATTAACTATTACCCATATTCGGACGGGATCAACATTCTACTTCTATGGTGCTAATGATCCTATGAAGCTTAAGTCCAACATAGTTGGTAACGTGGTAGCTGTTTGGTATGAAGAATTTGCCAACTTAAAGAATGCTGACGTATTTGACCAAGCCACTCCAACATTTATCAGACAAAAGCCAGATTTTGTTGATCAAGTCAAGGTCTATATCTCATATAATCCTCCACGCAATCCATATGCGTGGGTAAATGAATGGATAACACAGCATGAAACAGATCCAGATTATTTCATTGATACAAGCACTTATTTAGATGACAAGCTAGGCTTTACTACTAAGCAGCAATTAAATCTAATTGAGACATACAAGCGCAATGACCCTGATTATTATCGTTGGCTCTATCTTGGTGAGGCAGTAGGACTTGGAACAAACGTCTACAATATGGACTTATTTAAGCTTGTGGATAAGTTACCAGATGATGAGTACATTACAGAAGTCTTTTACGGTATGGATACAGGATTTATGGTATCAGCGACTGCTTGCGTGGCGTGTGCTTTCACTAATAAATATAACGTGTATGTACTAGATACTTTTTACTATGATCCAACTAAGTACGTTCGTAAGTTATCAGCATCTGAACAAGCCGAACGAGTACATGATTTCATTAACGAGATAACCAATAAATATGGGATGCTACCGTATAATCAGACAATTGACTCTGCAGATGGTGGTATCTACACGCAATATTGGCAGATGTATAACACGCAATGGTCTAAGGTGCATAAGTCTAGTGAGGCAGCAATGATTGACCGAGTTCAAGACTTGCTAGCACAAGGCCGTTTATTTGTGATTAAGACACCAGGAAACAATATTTTTTTAGACGAGCACAAAAAATACCAGTGGGACCCAGCTACTGTTAATAGTGACAATCCAAGAGTAGTCAAAGAAGATGATCACTCTTGTGATGCTCTTAAGTACGGCATAGTAGATAATGAACGCTTACTTGGATTATCAGCATAAGGCGGTGAGTATATGGGATTATGGGCAAGCATTAAAGGATTATTTAGAAAAGGTGGTGCTAAATTAGGAATGATTAAATCATTAGGAGCTATTACAGACGATCCACGGATTGCAGTACCTGCAGAAGAGTACACACGCATCCGAACAGCTAAAGACTATTATTCTGACAAGCCACAGGACGTTCATTATTGGGTGCTAGGTCATGAAAAGAAACGCAAGATGAATACCGTTAACATGACGCAAAAAGCATCTAAGCGCTTAGCATCAATCATCTTCAACGAACAATGTTCGATAAAAGTTAATGATAATGAACTCCAGGAACAACTTGATAAAGTCTTTCGTGAAAGTCGCTTTTACACCACTTTTGAAACTAATTTACAGCGTGCTATTGCTTTAGGTTCTAGTGCAATTAGACCTTATGTTGAAGATGACACAATTAAATTGGACTGGTCTGACGCATTAGGTGTATATCCATTAAATGCTAACACTACAGAAGTTAGAGAGATTGCATTAGCTCGTAAGATTGTTAAGACCGTTAACGATGAGCCGCACTATTACACACTGTTAGAATTTCATCAATGGGGCAATAAACAAGTAGATGAGAACGGCCACGAATACAAACCTTACACAATTACTAATGAACTATACGAGTCAACTGACGAAAACGAAACAGGCACTCAAGTACCTTTAAATTCGATTGAAGAATATGCTGACTTACCGCAAACAGCAACTTTTACGCATATAACTAAGCCACTGTTTGCCTTCTATCGTAATCCAGGAGACAACAACAAGAGTTTTACAAGTCCATTAGGTTTAGGCTTGTGCGATAACTGCAGAAACATTCTTGATGATATCAACGTGACACAAGACGGCTTTTATTGGGATGTTAAGACTGGGCGTAGACGTGTAACTGTTCCTGAAAGCTGGTTGAAACGGCAAACTCAAATCAATGGTCAGCCCGTCCCAGTAGATCAGCAAATGTATTGGGATACGGACGATGACGTATTTGTTCCAATCAATAGTAGATTAGACGATAGCAGTTCATTTAAGGATTTAGCTATCAATATCAGAACAGACCAGTATCAAGCAGCAATGAGCTACTTCTTACATGAGTTTGAAAACGAAATTGGATTGAGTGAGGGAACATTTACAGCAACCCCTACAGGTATTCAAACAGCTACTGGTGTTGTTTCAAGCAACTCAATGACTTATCAAACTAGATCAAGTTACTTAACGCAGGTAGAGGACACCATAGACCAGTTAGTTTATGCAATTGCTGAATTATTGCAGACGCCTGAATTATGGATCGATCAACAACCTAAATGGACCGGTGACTTAGATAGCTTAATAATCACGCCTGACTTTAATGACGGCATATTCGTAGATCAAGATGCACAGTTCAAGAATGATTTATCAGCTCTTAACGCTGGTGCAATGCCTATTACAGAATTTACCAAGCGTAACTATAACTTAAGCGATGATGAAGCTGCTAAGTGGGTGGAACAACTGCAAAAGGAAAAAGCGACACCAGCGCCTGATTTTGAACAGTTTAATCCCTTAGCAGATACGCAAAAGCAAAAAGATAAAGGTGAGGTAGATGGATCCACAACTAAGCAAGATGATGAAGCAAGCAAGCAAGATAGTTGATTATTATGATTACTTGCAGCAGCATACCTTTTATTTGCTGATTGACACGTTTAAGAAGCACAAAGGGATGCTTATTAATGCTGATGAAAAAAGTATCTTAGAATGGCGTTTAAAGGCACTGGCTGAAATGGGTGGATTAACTGATAAAGTAGTTGACTTTATTGCTAAAAACATTGGCTATAGTAAACAGGCTATTTATGATCTTATTCAAGACCAAGGACTAAAAGTGGCAAAAAGAATGAACACTGAACTATCTACCGCTTTAAAGCAACCAATGAAGGACGTTAGCAAAGATACAGTAGCAATTATTAATGCGTATGCTGACCAAACTTTTAGGAACGTCAACAATTACGTTAATCAGACGTTATTAACAACTAATGTTCATAAAAATACCGCCTTAAAAACCTATCAAAACATTATCGACAAAACTGTATTAGATGTTTCTACAGGAACTAAGACGGCAGATAGAGCATTAAAAGACAATATCCTCCAATGGTATGACAAAGGCTTGCCTACATCCCTAACAGACAAAGGCGGTCATGAGTGGACGCTAGAAGGCTACACACGAACCGTTATTACTTCTACAACACATCGAGTATTTAACGAAGCTAGGGCGCAATCTATGAAGGAATTTGACACAGTACTTGCTACTATGTCTAGTCATCCGGCAGCAAGACCGGCTTGTGCTCCAATTCAAGGCAAAGTAGTGTGTATTGTCCCTAAAAGCGATCCAAAAGTTGACCTTTCGTATCCTAATATCTACGACTATGGATATGGTAAGCCGGCCGGCACACAGGGTAGACGTTAATGCCCTGTATAAACATTGTGAACCCTTAGCTTAGGGGTGTTTTAACGGTATTAATTGTCTACATAAATGATATAATAGTTATATAGATTAATATTGTTAAAGCTAACGGGGAAAGCCTAATTTAGGTTAATCCCGTGCCAAGTTTAAGAGGTTCTCAGCGATGAATAAAACTATTGGAATTTATATAATTATTAATAAGGCAACTGGTAAAGTATATATTGGTCAGTCAACTGATATTCATCAAAGATTTATAGATCACTTTAAAAAAAGTGCAATAAATCCAAGACCTTATAATTTACATAAAGATATTGCTAAATATGGGATTCAAAATTTTAGTAAAAAAATCTTAGAAGAATGCAAAATCTCAGATCTTGATTTTTTAGAGAAAAAATGGATATTACTTTACAGAAAAAGAAATATTCCAATGTATAACGTAATAGACGGCGCTCCTACTAACGCTGAAAATATGGCAAAAGCCAAAAGCGTTCAATTTTCTCAAATGAATAAAAGAAACTGGCAAAACAAAGAATATAGAGAAAGACATTCTAAGCTATCTAGTCAAATTCAAAAAGAAAGGCTAAAAGATCCAAAATATTTAGCAAAGAAAAGCCAGCAATTAAAAAAATACACTGATTCTCTTAAAAAGAGAGTTGGTCAATATACTAAAGATGGCAAACTAATTAACACTTTTGATGGTGTGCGAGAAGCTGAAAGAGCAACTGGCATAAATTCAAGACAAATTAGTGCAGTTTGCTTACACAAAAAGTATAGAAAGAGTGCTGGCGGTTATCGCTGGGAATTTATTAAAAAGGTGTAGAGACTATCGAAAGAGTAAAAATCGAGTAGAGTAGACCGGAAGACAAGCTACCGGTCGAAGTGCAATGCGAGGCGAAAGCCTTAGATGATATAGTCCGACACTTGTAGTAATACAAGATTACAGAAAAGATTAACTGTAGCCACATTCTTTATCCTTACATAAAGGGTGTGTCTCATAACTTTCAAAAGCATTATGATCCTGAACAAGCTGTTAAAAACGCTAAAATACAACAACAGCAAAGATATTATGAACGTAGTATTAGGCATCTTAAACGAAAAAAAGAACTTGCTGAAAGGGATGATGATCCCGAAAGTGTTAGAAAACTAAATCAAGGTATTAGAGGCTATCAAGCTAAATTAAGACAAATCGTCAAAGATAATGATTTCTTAGCACGACAATATAGCCGTGAACAAATAATAATATAGAAATAAATCGACCTGAGTAAGTCGCTAAACTTCTCTTTTATTATGCTCTGAACGAGGTCGTCCCTCGTATAAATTAAACGTTAGGAGAACTAGATATGGAACGTGATTTTTTAGAAAAACAAGGTTTAAATGCTGATCAGATCAAAGCTGTTATGGCACAAAATGGTAAAGAAACTAATGCTTTACGTGATGACTATGACCGAAAATTAGCTAGCTTAAATGATCAAATTGATGGTTACAAGTCGCAAGTAACAGATCGTGATAAACAGATTAAGTCCTTAAGTACTGCAGCCAAAGACAACGAAGAGCTTAGAGCCAAGTTTGCCGAAGTTGAAAAGGCTAATAAAGAAAAAGACAAAGAATGGTCTAGTAAGTTGGCTTCTCAAAAGAAAGAGTTTGCTATTTCAAGTGCATTAAGTAAAGCTGGTGCGCTTGAAAACAAGGCTGTTCTACCTTTTATTGATACTGGTAAGGTATCACTTGATGAAAATGGCAGCTTACTTGGCTTTCAAGAACAAGTTGATGCTGCTAAACAAAATTACGGCTTTTTATTTAAAAAGGATGAGCCAGCAGAACCACAAAAGCCGGCTACTCATGTAGTTGTTTCAGGGAATGGCACATCCGAAGTCCCACAAGATCCATCTAAGATGACTCTTCAACAACAAAATGAATTGTATAAGGAAGATCCATCGAGATGGTCACAATTATTTAGAAAGAAGCAATAGATAAATGGCAGAAACACACTTAAAAGACCTTATTATCCCAGAAGTTTTTGATAACTGGGTGCAAAATGATTCTACAAAGACAAATAATCTAGTAAATTCAGGTATTCTTACTCCCGATACTGATTTAGGCGATAGATTAATGGATGCAGGTACAAAAGTTATCATTCCTTTCATTAATGACTTAGAGGGAGATGCCGATAATTGGACAGATGATGCAGATATTGAGGTATCAAACCTTACTTCAGGTTCACAAGTCGGTATGAAGTTCTATCAAGCAAAAGCTTTCGGTCAAACTGATATTTCAACATTAATTTCAGGAGCACCAGTTTCTGAAAGAATTGGTAGTCGTTTCTCTAAATTTTGGAACGCTTGTGACGAAACTATGTTGCTCGCTGTTTTGAATGGTGCATTCCAAGTTGATGATGTAGCAAACGCAAAAATCTTAGACTTAACTGCAAAGTCCCCAACTAGTGCTGAATTTAGCGCAAAAGGATTTATTGCTGCACTAGGATTAATGGGAGATCAACCAGAAAACTTATTAACTGGTATTGCTGTTAACTCAGCAACTTACGCAATGATGAAAGCACAAAACTTAATTGATACTATTCAACCTTCAAACGGTGGGAATCCAATTAATGTATATAACGGTAAGCAGGTAGTTATTGATGATGCTATTCCAGTAGAAACATCAAGCAGTAAATCAACATCAGTAGCTTACTTGTTTGGAACTGGTGCTGTTCGTTACTCTAGTCAACTTTACGGCACAAAAGTAGTAGACGAGCCGCTTAAACAAGGTGGGCGTGAAAGCGTTGTTCAAAAGCGTGTTGGTTGTATCCATCCAGCAGGTATTTCAATCGATCCAGCCTTTGTGCCAGCCAAACCTAATTTCCCAACTCCAGACGATTTCAAGAAGAAAGCAGCATGGACATTACCAAAGGGAATGGATGTACGCAACGTGCGCTTAGTTCAATACAAATTCCAACTTGATCCGTTATTTGTACCTGCTAATACTACGAAAGCAACAAGCGGTCTAGGAAAGTAACAATAATTGAGTAGGAGGGTTCTTGATGCAATTACTTAGCCAAAAGGAATTTCAAGAACTGACAAACAGATCTACTAATGCTGATTTCGATACTCTTGAAAAAGCCGCTGAAAACATGATTAATCCCTTAACTAGAATGTATTATGAACGTAATTCAATTGATGAAGATAGTGATACGAATCGTGTTAATTGGTTCAAGAAGGCCCTGGCTTTGCAGATTGAGTACATGGACGATATTGGTGCAACTAGTACATATGAGATGGCACAGAAAGATATCAAGAGCGTATCTATTGATGGCACAAGCGTTTCAACTGGTACTAGCCCAACTGATTCATCAACTAATGGCGTATACAATCTAGCATTAGAATATCTTTTTTATACTGGCTTGCTTTATAGAGGTGTTTCATCATGTTAAAGCCACCAAAGTCAATGTGTAATCAATCTATTATTATTAAACGCAAAGTTAAAGATGATTTATACGGTGAAGCCACTTATGATGATGGAGTTGACATTAATAATTGTGTGGTCCATTTAAGAACAGTCTACTCAGGAACTAATAATGATCGGCAGATTGTCGCAAATGGTACTGTAATGATTTATAAAGATATATCAGAGCCACTTATCCCACTATCTAAGCAAGATATTGAAGACAAGGCAAAGATTATCTATGAAGGTCAAGAATACACGCTAACCAATATAAACGAAGACTACGAGCCTTTTAGTAAAGAAATCTATCAATATAAGCTAACAATGATTTGAGGTGATAGCATGGGCATTAAAGTACATGTAGATATTGCTAAATTAGAGCAGAAACTAAACGACACTCAGTTAAGACGTGGACGTTTAGCTATGGCTAATGACGCTCATCAAGCAATGGAAAAATACGTACCTAAAAAGGAAGGTACATTGCGAGAAACTTCAAAAGTGGCAATTGATGGTTCTAGCGTGTATTATGTTCAACCTTATGCTAGAGCACAATTTTATGGTTTTATTACTAATCAATATGGCGGCCCGTTTAGGATACATAATTACACCACGCCTGGAACATCAAGACGTTGGGATTTAAGACTTAAAGGGAACTTATCGGAGATGGCAATGGTTAAAGAAGCGTTTATCAATGGAGCACAATGGCATGAGTGACGTTAAATTCGATTTACAAGAATCACTTGCTGAAACAATTATCAAGGGTACAGGATTGCCAATTAAGATTGCTTACTTAGCGCCTGATAACTCCATTGGGCTAGTCCCAGAACAAGGATCACACAAAATCTCAACTGATTTTAGTAGTCGTGAGTATTGGGTATATAACTATGCAATAACTGAACGTGGTAAAAGCGGCCGAGATATCAAGAATGATCTATTCAAGATCAGCATGTATTTAGATGATTTAGAGCTAGGAGCTGTCAAAAGTAAGGATAATACCTTCACTTTTGACAAAATAGACGTTTCAAGCGCTCCTAGTGAGACAGAACAAGATTTACAAGGAACAGTGACGTATTTATTAGACGTGGCTGTTTTTGTTTACAAAAAATAAGGAGATTAAAGAATGGCAAACAATTTAGTTCAAATTAAAGGGACAGAGCTTCCTACTGACGGTGCAGCGTTAAACGTTGCTAATCGCCTTTACATTGATACTACTGACAACGATGAAGACTTAACGGATATTACTACTGGTAAGTGGGCATGGTTGGCACGAGGAATTAGCGAAATCACTCCATCTTGGCAAGAAAAGACACAAAAAACGGCATACTACGATGGAGATGGTCACAATGACACCGAAGTAACTGGTAAATCTATGCAATTGGCTGTTAAAGGTGTTCGCTACTTAGGCGATCCAGCACAAGATTACATTGACGGTAAGCAATATGCTATTGGATCAGCTGCTAAAACCCGTGTATTGTGGATCAACAATGGCATGCCTGTAGTTTCAGCATGTACCTTAACTGCAGTTACTCCAACAGGTGGTGCAGCAGACGCACAACAAAACTTTTCGCTTACTATTGCCTTTAACGGTGCACCAAAGACAACCACAGGAAAGTTAACTTTGAATGAATCAGATCAAGCCCGCGTGTTTACTGCTTCTGTTGACGATAAGACACCAGCAGTTCCTCCAGCAGGAACGCACGATACACGAAATCAACATTAGGAGGTAACCAATGTCAATTATTGATTTAGATAAACGAATTAAAGTAGATAACAAGGTAGATGTTAAACTGGCCGGCAAAGCTTATAAGATCTTGTTTGATGATAACTTTCAAAAGACTGTAGCCAAAGCTTCTGTTGAAGTCATGAACGGCCTTAAAGCTTTAGATGATCCAAGCTGGGCAGATAAAGATATGGCTGTTCAAAAGAAAGACGTAGAGAATAGTTTCAACTCTGTGAAAGCGTCAGCTATTTCAGCATTAGATAAACTCTTGGGTAATGGGGAAGGTAAGCGACTTTACAAGTATTACAACTATTCAACCGATGCTTTAGGTGCTGTATTAAATGCCTTAAATGATGAAGCAGTTAAGTCTGTTGAAGTCAAGGAAAAGAAACGTAAGAAACTTAAGCACTTAGCTACTCCTACCTCAGTAAAGGGCTAGAACTATGTTAAGTCTAACTGATACGCCTTTATCAGCTATCAAGTTTGACGGAGAAACATATCAAATAAATTTGGCTTTTGATAACGTAATCAAGTATTTAGAGCTAGTAGAAGATGATAGTGAAAACAAGGAACTAGAAGCCCTTAAATTATTCTTTGGCAACCAAGAAATACCTTTAGATCCTGATTTTATTGAGAGTAGTTTCAAGTTAATCAACGAAACCATTACTAAATCAGCATATCAAGGTAACTCTTCAAAGGATTGGAGCATGAATATAGCACCACAGCATATTTACTCATATGAGCAAGATGCAGACGCTATTTACTCATCATTTATGATGCAATACCACATAAATCTTTTAAAAGAGCGCGGGAAAATGCACTGGTGTGTATTCCGTGCTCTTTTTGATGGACTGGGTGAAGATACACCAATCCAAAGAATAATTGAACTGAGACAAAAGAATTTAGCTGATGTACCAGATGAACAACGAGGCAGGGTAATGCAACTTCAACAGTACTACTCTTTGAAGTTGAAGAAACCTAAGACTGAGGAAGATGTCTTTAACAGTAGTTCTTTATCATCTGCCTTTGCTTCCTTGATGAACACAGCGAAAGGAGGTTAATAAATGGCCGATGGAAAGATAACTATTGATATAGACATCCCCGTTGATGAGGTTAAAACCGATGCACAGTTAATAGATCAGATCTTAAATTCAGTTGGTAGGGATGCAGGCAAAGAGCTAGATAGTAGCTTTGAAGAGTCAACTGATAAAGTTAAACAAAAGGCTGATGAAACCAGCAAAGACGTTGACGAAAAGCTTAGCAAGCCTGTCGATATTAAAGCAAACTTAGATAATAAAGATGTTCAGGAAAAGACCAATCAAACTAAGGAAGAACTTAACTCTGTTCCTAAGGAAACTAAGACTGAACAGAAAGCCGATAACAAGGACGTTGTAGAGAAATCTAAGCAGACTAAAGAAGAACTTGATGATGTTCCTAAAGACGTGCACACCAAGTTTGAAGCTTACACGGACTCGGCTAAGTCTAAAACTATTGAGTTGCAGAGTGCTTTTAAAGCAATACCTCAGAAGACAGAAACCAAAAATGAAGCTGATAACTCTGATGCTAAGAATAAAGCAGAAGAAACTAGACGTAGTTTCAGCTATGTTCCAAAGCAGACCAAAACCGAACAGACTGCAGATAATAAAGATGCCTTAGAAAAGTCAAAGCAAACTAAAGAAGAAGTCGAGAAAGTGCCTGAAAAGCATAAGACTGATTTAGATGCTGACGACAATACCAAGAAGGCTACTGATAGTGCCAGTAAAAATGCCGATGAGACTGGCAAGCATTTTTCTAAGCTACATGAAATTATTAAGGGCACATTTATCGGAAATTTTGCAGCTAATGCTGTTCAAAGTGGACTAGGTGCGATTAAAGGCGCTGTAGGCGGACTAATAACAGAAGGTACTCACTACAACAGACTGCAACAAGATATGCTTGCACAGTGGAATACCTTAACCGGTTCAGCTGGCAAAGGGAAAGAGCTAGTTAAAGAAACTAACGACTTAGCTATTGCAGCACAAAACAGTGTGGAGATGGTTAATGATTTAAACCAAAAGTTCTACGCTGTTACTAACTCATCTAGCAAGACAAGAGATTTATCTAAAGCTGTTCTTACTTTACAAGACGCCTTTGGTCAAAGTGATGACGCTGTAAAGAACTTCGCTATGCAGTGGTCACAGATGATCGGTAATGGTAAAGCTAATGCACAAGACATGATGTCTATCCAGAACGTATTCCCTAAGTTTATGGAAGAACTGGTTGAATATGAGCGTAAGGTTACTCACAACAGTAAGCTAACTACCGCGCAAGTTCGTGACATGATGTCTAACGGTAAGATATCAGCTGATGCAATGAATACTGTTCTGATAGGGATGGGTAAGAAGTATAAGAATGCTACTGACAACTTTTCTCAAACTATGGACGGTATGGAACGTACTATTCATGCACGTATTCCTGTTTTAGCTGGTGCTATCGTTAAACCATTTCAAGATCTAAAGAATCCGCTACTAGGAAAAATGAGTAATTGGATCACTTCTAGTGGTGCGGAAAAGAGTTTTGAAAACTTTGGTAAATCAATTGCTGGCATTATGAATGGTGTAATGATCGTAATTAATACCTTTGCGGTATCTTTTAAAGCTAACATTGCCGGAGCTTTTCAAGGATCGCATTTAAGCGATATTGGTAATTCATTTAGAGATATTGGTAAAGCTGTTACACCAGCACTACAGGCAATCGCAGGGTTTGTTGGTGTTATTGGCGGAAACGTTTTTAAAACATTTGCTGCTTTCCTTGGAGGAATTGTAAGTGGCTTTAAAGGAATTGGTCGGCAAAAATCAGCGCTTGATTTTTCAGGAGTAGCTAAAATTTTCCAAAGTCTGAGCCAAGCTGTAAATGCTGTAATGGTCTATTTGCAACCACTTATCCATGAACTAGGTGAGTTTATTGGTATTTTTGCTAAAGGTGCTTTTTCTGGAATTGTTACTGTATTTCAAGATATTAGTAGTGCTATTGGAAAATTTGCATCTAAGCTGGTAGATCTCATTCCACCAATGAATAATACGAATAAAGCTGTTGATGGAGTGGCTAAACATAGAGCAGCAATCGAAAAACTAGGAAAAGTGTTTGGCGGTCTTATTACGGCTATTCTCGCTGGAAAAGCCACGTTCAAAGTGCTAGATACAATGCGGTTTGGCTTTTTAGGTATAGCAAACACATTTTCTAAAATAGCTAAAGGCAAGACACTTATTGAAGGACTGGCTAAAGCCTTCCCTAATCTAACTAAAGCGATTAAAGGCGTTAAAGGAGCTTTTGACTTGTTAAAGCTTGCCTTTATGACTAATCCTTTTATGGCCACTGTTGCAGTTCTTGTTGCACTAGGTCTAGCCTTCTACGAAGCATATAAGCATATCAAGCCTTTTAGAGAATGGGTTAATAAAGCGGCTGAGACCGTACGTAAGTCATTTGATGGCATGGTACGTAATGTCAAGGCATTTAATAAGTCTTTTGTTAAAGGTTTCAAAGCAGTTATTGACTGGGTCAAAAAGAATTGGACAACTTTACTTAGAATGCTTGTTGATCCAATAGGCGGTGGCCTAAAGCTTCTCTATGACAACAATCCTAAATTCAAAAAATGGGTTGATGATTTAGGGAAGAATCTTTCTAACGGCTGGTCTTCAATCAAGAAAAACACATCTAAATTCTTTACTGATTTACCTAAAAACATCTCTAAAGGGATGAAGACAGCTATTGACTGGGTTAAGAAGAATTGGTCTGGCTTAGCTTTACTTATAGTTAATCCTATTGCTGGTGCAGCTAAGCTACTTTATGACAACAATCCTAAATTTAAGAAGTGGGTTAATAGCCTTGGTAAGAATTTCAAAAAAGGCTTTGATGGCATGCTTAAAAACAGTCACAATTTCTTTAAAGGATTGTGGACTGGTATTGGTAACTGGGGAAAGCAGGTATCTAAGAACTGGGGCAACTTTGTTAAAGGGCTAAGTGAGAATAGATATGTAAAGGCTTTTAAGAAAGGTAATCTATTCGGCACTCTCTTTAAAGATGCTCAATCTCGGATGAAAGACTTCAGCAAGAAGTGGGACAAGGCTTGGAAAAATAATAAAAAAGCACTTGCTGACTCATTCAGAAATATGCAGAGAAACATCGGCAAGTGGGGTACTAATACTCACAAGTGGTACGACAAGTTCAGTGAACAGTTCAAAAAGAAGTGGGATAACGGTTGGAAGAACAGCAAGCAGGCGCTTATTGATTCGTTTGACCGTATGAAACGGAATACCAGTAATTGGGGTAACAATATCCATAAATGGTATGACAACTTTAATAAGAACTTTAGCAAGAACTGGAATCGTGGCTGGTCTGATACTAGAAAGAACTTAGGTACCGCATGGTCCAAGATGCAGGACAGAACTTCACGGTTTGGTTCTGATATGAAAAACTGGCTAGATAACTTTGGTCCTAACTTTAAAGCTGGTTGGAAAAGCTTATCTAAAGGCGTTCAGAATATCTTTGGTGATATGTGGTCAGCGATGAAAAAGCTAGGTAAGGACGCTATGGGTGGCCTGATTGATATTGTTAACGCAGGTATTAGTGGCATTAACACGGTTATCTACGCTTTTGGTGGTAAAGGTAACACAATTAAGAAGATCCCTAAGAAGTTCGCTAGTGGTACTGGTGCGTTTAGTGGACCTAGACGTGCAATAACTGAACCAACACTAGCAATGGTCAACGATGGCTTTGATAGTCCTGAAACCGGCAATAAAGAAGCTTTATTCAGACCAGCTACCGGCGAATTTGGTGTTTTCCAAGGCAGAAATACTACAACTATGCTGATGCCGGGCGATGAGATACTCAATGCGTCTGAGACGGCTATGATTATGCAAGGTATGGGTATTACACACTTTGCTAAGGGTACTGGCTGGCTAGGCAATATAACCAATTCAGTAGGCAGTTTCTTTGGAGGTATTGGTAGTTGGGTAAAAGATAAAGTTGATGATTTAAAGAAATACTTTGACTTAGCTAAAAAGATTATTTCAAATCCAACTCAATACGTTGAAAGCATTTTTAACTTCAAAGGCTTCAATAGTGGCCAACGCTCAATGAAGGCACTGGCTAGTGGCTTATTCGATCAAGCAAATAAGAATGTTCAAAGCTTCTGGAAAACGTTGTGGAACATGGTATCTGGTCAATTCAACGGAGGCGCAGCTAATTCAGATTTATTAGCAGCTGCACAAAAATATGGTTCTGGTCACCCTTATGTATGGGGTGCTAAAGGTGCGGATGCTTTTGACTGTTCTGGATTAGTTCAATATGCTGTTGAACATGCTTTTCATAAATCATTCCCAGCTGGATCAAGTGCACAATATGCTGCAACACAGAACGTAGATAATCCACAACCAGGTGACTTAGTATTCTTTGGTGCAGGTGGTGCAAATCACGTTGGTATTTATGCCGGCGGAGATAATTACTATTCTGCTCAAAGTCCAAGCGCAAGCCCTAACATTGGTATGGGTAAGATCTCAGCAGTGCATGAAGGACCTGTGTCTTATAGACGTATTCCCGGTATCAATGCTCTAGGCAAGTCTGGCGACAACGTCAAAGCAAATAGTGGGCTTGAAAAGTGGATCAAGAAAACTATTGCTCCTGGATTCTGGAAATTTATTGATAAATTGAATAGCTTATTCAATGTTTCAATTGGTTCAGGTGGTCCAAATTCAGCACCTACTGGAGATCATAAGCATTGGCTAAAGCAAGCAGGTATTCCTGAGAGCTGGTTTAATGGCTTAAACAGTATTATCCAACAAGAATCCGGCTGGCGTGTTAATGCAACAAACCCAAGTTCCGGAGCTTACGGTATTCCACAGTCATTGCCTGGAAACAAAATGGCTTCTGCAGGTAGCGACTGGAGAACTAACCCTATAACGCAATTGAAGTGGATGTATTCTTACATTAAAGAACGGTATGGAGGTCTACAGAATGCTTTGTCATTTAGAGCTGCTCATGGTTGGTACGGCAACGGTGGAGAATTTGATAGTCCAAAAGTTATCGGTGTTGGCGAAGATGGTCCAGAGTTCGTAATAAACACACAGAAGTCGACTGCTGACCACTTAATTGATAAAGCTATTTTGCAACGTGCTAAAGTTGCTCCTGAAAGTCCGACAGCTTCATTAGCTCGGATTATGGATCAAGTTAAATATAGTTCGATTGTTGGTTATGGAACGCCTGACAGCAGTACTATAGCTAGCCAGAACATAATTAAGCTTGATGATAAACGTCAAAAAATTGATGGTGATACAGTGATTAAGTTCATTGTTTCTGATAAAGAGATGGCGAGAGCTACTTATCCAACTATTAAGATGTTACAAACACATGACATCACTATTAAGCAACAGGGAGGTGCTATACCAGTTGTCTAGTGTATTTGTTAAGAGATTAGACGGAACAGAGTATGATCTTGATAAATTAGGCTTTAGGGTCATTACATTTGAACCACCAGGCATTAACTACACTCATACCTATGTTCAGCAAAATAAGATTGGTCAAGTGTTAACTGACGTAGTTATTGATAAGATGACTATTCCTTTAGCTTTGATGATCCAAGCAGAGGATACAGTAGATCTAGAGCTTAAAAGGCTTGATTTAAAGCGTATCTTTAATAGTGATGAGCCTTTCTATGTTTACACTAGCCGTATTCCTTACTTGCGTTGGCGGTGTGTAGTTGATGGAGCTATCTCTTATCCGCAGATAGAAAACTTTTGGCAAGCTACAGCAACCATTAATTTGAGTTGTCCTTTAGGACTTGCCGAAACAGTTGCGACTACTGGAGATAGTGCTTTCACTTACGAAAGTGGAAAGTGGGGCTTAGGTCTTAACATTCCGCATGGTCAAGAATTGAAATACATTTTTAATTCAAGCCCTTGCCGAGTGTACAATGCTTCTAACATTGATCTAAGAGCTGATGAGTTACCTGTAGAAATCACTTTTAACGGTAACGTTAAAGATGGCTTGACGATCACTAATAGCACCACAAACCAGGTTTTTAAGCTTAATGGAAGCTACAGCAAACAAGACATGATTGTGATTGATGGTATTGTTCCCACCGTAAATGGCACAGAACAATATTCAAAGACTAATCATGCTTATCTCGACTTTGCTAAAGGCTGGAATGAGATCAGCGTAGACGGAGCAACCGACTACACCATTAAATTCAATACGCGCTTTTACTACTAGGAGATGGTAACTTGATATCAATTAAGAATGCTGCCGGACAGATGGCAATTGTCAAAGGTCAAGAAGTCCAAGTAACTTCAACTCTTGGTAGTTTAGACACAATGAGCTTTAACTTCTATAACCTACATAGTGATGAAAAGACTGGCGAAGTACTAGCACCTTTTAGTGTTGTAAGTGTTCCTGAAACCGGTGAAGATTATGAGGTACAAACTTATAACACCGATGACGTAGGCAATTACATACAATATAGCGTGAGTGCGATACAAATAGCCAAAAGGTTCCACTATCACTACATCAAAGATAAGATTGGCGTTGAAACTACTACATCAAAAGACAACAGTGGAAGTACTGATACTTCAACAACTTCTAAGCCGGTTAAGTTAAAGAACGCTTTAAGCTTTCTCTTTAAAGGGTCTGGCTTTGATGTAGTGATTGATAAAGATCTTAATCAAAACTCTGTAAAAACGTTTGACGATGGCTTTGGTGGTGGATATGCTGACGAGTTGCTACAGACTGCAGCTAATGGCTATAGCTTTGAGTACTATTGGAAAAATAGAACTTGCTATGTAGCAAAAGAAATTGGTAGTAAAGATAAGTTTGTGTTTGTCGATAATGTGAACTGCACTAAAATCTCAGTTCAAGAAGACGATACAGCAATAACCACTAGAGCTACTGGCACGATTAACGTAACTAAGCAGAATGGAGACAACTCAACTGTAAACACCCTAACGTCAACTTATGTTTCACCGCTGGTTAAAGAAAAAGGCTGGCCGATTATTGATGCCACACCTTATATAGAAGATTTTACCGATGATGGAAAATCATTTGTGATGAGTCAGCAGTTACTTGATGATAAGGTTAAAAAGCTGGTTCATGACTACCCTAGTATTCAATACACCGTAGATGGTGCGAACTTTAAAAAGTTTGCTCGATACTTACATGATGTGCAAGTTGGCGATTATGGTTACCTAAGGACAAGGCAAGGAATTGACGTTGAAACTAGAGTCCAATCAATTACTTCTTATCCTCAAGATGATAGCAAAGGTAATACGATTACGTTTGGTAATTTAGCTTTTAACTTAATCGACTATCTGACGTATCAGCACAATCAAGAAAACAAGTATCGAGAATGGTATAGCAGTATGAGCCTTAAGATGAATAATCTGGCCGACATAGTGCATAAAGTTAATGCAGGCTTGGATAAATTCACAACCACCTGGGGAGAAAGCCAACTAGAAAATACGCAAAGCATTGAAAAGCTACAGCAGAAATTGCAGCAGTTTTTAGAAAGTCAAAAAGATAAGGATAAAGATACAACTGATAAAGGCAATAATGAAAATGATAATAGCACTAAACAGTCCAATTAGGGCTGTTTTTTCTTGCAAAGGAAGTGAGTAGATGGCTAATGTATTTGAACAAGAAGGATCACCAACACAAGATTCTTCTTTTAGGGAACATTTGAACAGAAACTGGGAGGCTGGTAACCGAAAGTTTGCTGAACTTGAGGGGAAAGTACAAAGTACGGAACAGAAGTATGATGATGTTCTTGGCGACCAAGATAGTAATGTCAAAGATAAGAAAGAAAAAGAAACCAGGATCAAGAAATTAGAAGATCAAGTAGCTAAGTTAAGCTTGGCCGTCTTTGGCGATGGTGCTACAGCGGTTCATACAATTAGTTCTAATGAAGACAACCATAGTCAAATAGCTGAGGAGGTGAAACTTGACTAATGAATAATATTCCAACAATTAACAATAACGGACAACCATATTACTTTCCTGCTGACGTTGCCAAAGAAGGCGAGGGCTATGTAAGACTTAGCAACTTTTTTAAAGTTCGTGTGAATGATAACGGTAAGGTTCTTCCTTTTAAGTGGTATGACCAAGGACGTGTAATGAATGTTCACGGGTTTATTCCATTTATCCAAGGTGCAGTAGGTAAGCATTACGAAGATCCTGATACCAACGAAATTATCATGGCTCCAGATGCTCTTTACCGTGAGTGGCAAGGCTCAATGGAAAATGCACATGATGGCGGAGTGATGGACTACATCTTAGAAGATCAGATGTTTCCTCAAGAAGGTATTTTTAAGGGACACTTTGGCTTAAAAGATGGTAATGGCAACGTCTTAACCAGTGTAAACATCGTGTTCGAAGTGCTAGGAAATGATCTTAGAATTGGTAGCACTTATAAGTATTACAGTTCGCAGCTTGATAGCTTAGAACGTGAATATCAAGTTAAAACAGATCAAATGGTTGCTGATGGTACTCAGAAAGTAAATCAATTAATAGTTACAACCAAGAACAACATTGATACTTCACTTCAAACTTCAAGAGAAACCTTAGACGCTTTAAATGGAGAAATTAAAGCTAACCGTGCAGAGCAAGCTAATATTTCTCAACATTTAGCAGGCACGCAACAACAGATTGCTAACTATGACATTGTAACCAGACCTGAATTTCAAACAGGAATGGATACGATGAACAGTGCAATAAATGAACGTCTTTCACAAATGAAGACCAATCCTATTGCAGTTGCTAACGCTGGAGAGTTAACTACTAACTATCCTAATGGTGCAGATGGTATCTTCATTACTGCTGATACGGGTCACAAGTGGGTATACCTTTATGGAGCATGGAAAGATTGCGGAGAATATCAAGCTATCGGCATTGAGAACTCTGAATTAGCACCGCTTAAGGTTCAAATTCAAAAGCAAGAAGTCGAGATTAACCAAAATACCAACGATATTGGACTTAATTCACTAGGAATTAAGAAAAATAGCATTGATATCCAGAACCTAGAGGGCGCTGGTCACCTGATGGATATCTTGCTAGTTGATGATTTTGGTAACCATATCACAGATGACTACGGTAATCGTATTGGTGGCTATAAGTGGCTACCGTTGACTGATGTCACTCTTACGCAAGCTGGATTACCAGCCGATGGTCAAGCAGTCGGGGAAGCAATCAAGAATGCTACTAGTTTTAAGCCTGAAAAGTATGGCATGCCAGTACTTTACCTGTGGGGATCTAATATTTTATCTTTGAAAGATAAATCTAAGACTTTAAAGAACGAAGTCACTTATAATTTTCCTGCTTATGGAGTTTCTGGTGTTGTTGAAAAGTTCAAAGTGCAAGGTGCTTCAAGTGTGGCTCTTCCTAAGAAAAATTACACTTTAAATCTTGATAAAAGTTTTGAAGCTTTTAGAGGATACGGCAAGAATCACAAGTACGTAATCAAGGCTAACTACACTGAACCATCACAAGCGCTCAACGTGGTTGGTGCTAGACTTTGGGGAAGTATCAGAGCTACGCACAGGACTGCTGATACGGGAATTCTCAACACGAACGGTGACCAATTAGTTGACGATAAAGGCAACCGCATAATTGCTGAAACAGACCCACAACTATCAATTGGTGGTACTTATGGAGCGGTAGATGGATTTCCGATTGGTGTTTATATTAATGGTCAATATTGGGGAATATATACATTCAACATTCCTAAAGATGATTGGATGGCTAAAATGCCTAAGAAGTCTGAGAACAAATATGCAATTATTGATACTATCTGGAAGCCACAAGGAGCTTTTTTGAAAGAAACCAACTTGAAAGACGACCAGATGGAATTGCAATTCTGCAGCACTAAAGATACTACATGGGTCAAAGATTCAGTCAATGAGTTAATCCGAGCTGTTTTAGCTAATTACGATACAGCGGATGACTTCAATAAGGCAGTTAGTCCATTACTAGATATTGACAGTGCAATTGACTATTACATCTTTTCAGTTTTAATCGATAACGATGATGGCATTTTCAGAAACTATTTACTTCAAACATTCGATGGCAAGAAGTGGTACTTTGCAGCATATGATTTAGATTCAATTTTTGGACGTACACCAGACTTCTTAGAGCATATGCCAGCTAAATCCGATACAGACGACTGGCGAGACCATGGAGTTACTTTTGAGAATGTAACCAATGCTAATAGACTAATGTATCAATTGTGGAAGTTCTACAAAGATGAAATCTTAAAGCGTACCAAAGCTTTAGTTGAAGGCGTAATGTCTGATTCTGCAGTAGACACAGCTTTTGTAGATTTTGTACGACACATTCCACTTAAAGCATATGATGCAGAACTTGATGTATGGCCTTATACCCCTAATACATCGGTTGATAATGTCAATCGTATTGGCAGATGGTACATGCAACGTATGGAATGGTTAAAGAATAGATATTTTAATAATTAATAACAAGGAGAAATAAACAATGGCAGATATTAAATTTATGGAATTATCAGAAAACGGCAACCCAGCTACTACAGATAGCGTATTGATTGGAAATTCACAAGATGGATTAAAGCGTACAACTTTAGGTACTGTTGGGAATATGTTTGCGGTACATGGCGCTTTACATTTTGAAGAAGTTTCAGTTTTAACTTCTACAAAAGCAAGTGAAGTTACTGATCCAAAGGCGGCCTTCAGTATAGGCTATGACATTACCGCTCCAGCCGTCCCAGGCTATACTTTCAAATGCTGGATTGGTTCTCAATCTAGCGGTTTCACCTGTGGAAACTATGTAATCAACAAGACAAACAGTGCAGCTCAAGTTTGGGTTGATGCTGTAATTGGAAGTATTCTTACAGATTCAAACAATTCAGTTACCGCAACTGCTCTTTATGTTAAAAATGAATTAGCTTAAATAAAAGCAGTCGCCTAAGAAATAAACAGTACGCAAGGGCGGCTAGTTAGGAGAGAATATGAAGAAACTAAAAAAGCTCCTACACTCTGAACACCCACAGCACCAAATACTAGCTTTCGCAATGATGGGCATTGGGCTAATCCTTATCTACAATGACTTCTATTTCTTTTGGCCGCCTTTTGCGGTTGGCTTTCTGAATGATGACTTAGTGGGTGGCGTCTTTTTAGTTGATGGCATTCTACTTTTAAAATGGGCACTTAGTGCATCAGGTAAGATATATGCCAATCGTAATTTGTTGGTTATTACGGCTGGATTACTTGCATTTGAAACAACTGCAGAGTTCTGTCATGGCTATGTTTCAGGTAGACCACATATGGTCATGGCTGGCTTTCTTGAAGTCATAGTTTTACTTTTCGTCTTTTCCATCATTGGAAAAACTAAAAAGCACAATTACTAGTGGGAGGTGGTGCTGTGGAATTCATTAAAGCACTACCTTATATAGTAGGTATATTGGCAACCGTAGGAGCAGGAATTAAGTGGCTCTATGGAGAACTCAAAGAAGAAAAGAAACACTATGAAGAGCTTTATCAGCAAAAAGAAGCTGAGGTTGAAACTCTAAAAGATAAGATTAACCAATCGAAAATTAAGATAATCAAATTGGAAGCATCTCAACGAGGTGCTTTTTTTGATGGAAAGGATCATAAACATGATTAAAAAACCAGAAAAAGAATTGAAAGAGTTAAATACCAAGCGTAATAAGTTATCCAAATTTTTATCAAAGCAAAACAAAAAGACTTTGTCAGCTAACCAATTATCACTATTGAAAGAGCAAAAGCAAGCAATGGGTAAGTATGCCAAGGTTCTAAAATTGCGTATTAAAGATTTAAAGGAGGCTAAATAATGAGTTTCAATCATTTATTAGATTTAGCAATTGTGATTTTGTCAGCAACTGCAGTTATCGTTGCTTCTGTATATGCAAAGCACAAGATTGCAATTGACAAGAAAGCAGCACAAGGTGATTTACTAGCTAAGGCTGAAAAAATCGTGGCCCAGTCTGTAAGTCCCCTTGTCTACCAAGCAGAAAAGAGGGGAGGGGACGGCGAAGATAAATTAACCTTTGTAGTTCAAGGCTTATTCTTGCTCTTAGACATGGCACACTTACCACACCCCACAATGAGTTTTGTAAAAGGTATGGTTGAAAAGGCTGTGACTGCGATGAAGCAAGCACAGTCAATCGCTGACACCGTTGATAAGCCTAAGAAGACCATTGTTGGCGAGTTAAAGGAAGTTAAGAAGTAGGAGGTAACTTTTATATGGAAGTAGAAAAAAGAAGTTATGGTGTAGATGTGTCAAGTCACAATACTACTGACTTATCAAGTATGGCTAGAGCAGGTGCTAAATTCGCTATAGTTAAATTATCAGAAGGTACAGGTTATCAAAATCCTAAAGCTCCAGCACAAATTTTAAGTGCAAAAGCTAATAATATGCTTACTATGGGTTATCATTACGCCCACTTTGGTGCTGACAGCAATCGAGCAGTGCAAGAAGGTAACTATACAGTAAACTCAGCCAAAAGTGCTGGGTTGCCAGCAGATTCTTACTTGGCTTGTGATTGGGAAGTAGATGATAATAATGCTACTAATGCTGGACGAGTACCTAGTGCTAATGCAATTCTTGCGTTCTTAGATACAATTGTAGCAGCAGGATATAAGCCACTCTTATACTCTGGTGCAGCATTGCTAAAAGGTAATGTTGACACAGGTAAGGTACTTACTAAGTATCCTAACTGCTTATGGGCAGCAGCATATCCACTAGGCAACGGTGTGCCAGCAAGTGAACCTAATTTCGGTTACTTCCCATCAATGGAAGGCGTAGCAATTTGGCAATTTACTGATAACTGGAAGGGTATGAGTGTTGACGGTAACATCAGTTTGATTGACCTTAAATCTGATAGTAAGCCAACATCTCAATCAGCTAAGCCGGTGGTTAAACAACCAGCACCACAATCTTTCGTAGATGACTTAGGGGATACATGGTACAAAGAAGAGGGAACTTTTTACCCAAATGGCACTATCAATATCAGATACGGCGCTAGAACCACCAGTGATATCATTGGTACAGTTACTAAAGGCGATTGTGTTAAGTATGATGCTTACAGTCGTCATGGCGGTTATGTCTGGATTAGACAACCACGGGCAAATGGTCAATACGGTTACTTAGTTTGTCGCCAAGGCAATGATCCTTGGGGAAGATTTGAATAGATGAAAACAAAGCCACTCTGGAGATTAAGTTCTCTGGAGTGGCTTTTTTTGTCCATATAACATATTATCGATTATTTGTAAAGGTAGCAGTCATAGTAGAAGAGAAAGTCGTGGTCACTTTTTGGTCATTTTTTTGACTAGAATTTGAATAAATTTGTAATAGTTTTGACGAAATTTGTATTTATGAAAGCTTGACGCATCAATGAATTATATGTATTTTGCTAGGTTACCTTCAATAGGCATCATTAAAATTATTGTTTTAATGATAGATCCATGCGTAATATTGATACTTCTAGCCTTGAGTCTTTGACAGGAAAATAAATTAAAATGCCCTCAATAGTAATAAAAAGTAATAAAATACGATGACCTAGTTTACTATGATTATGTTTTATTTCTTTTTCTGCCTTTTATTTTGAATACTTCTCGGTATTTTAAGAAATACTCAACTTGGTATTAAGTATATCTGAACTAACATAATCCAAGATTAAAAGCTTACTAGACTTAGATAGAAAAAAACATATCATGAATAAGAAGAGATGTACATCAACTATTAACCAATAATTATTTTAAAGACCATAGAAGCGTCATCTCAGCACTAAAGAAATTGCTTTTTAATAATCTAATATAATTAATTGGAAAAAACTTTTAGCTTAGATTTTTCAGGTAATTATAGATAAAAATAAAGTTAAGTAAAATTATTTCTGACTGTAAAAAATAGATTATGCATTCTAATTAGAATGCTACTAAATTTAAAAATAATTTTTTAAAGTAATATACGATACATATATAATTAGCTGGTTGATGGTTGGCTGTGGATCATAGTTTAACTACAAATGTGATATTTTTATATTACTTTACATAATATATATTACACGAAGTATATTCAAGATTAGCCAAGCTACTCTCCTTTATATTTTTTTAAGTAAATAAAAAACTTTGAGTTTCATTGTTCTCAAAGTTCTCTATCAATAATTATTATTCATTTTTAGAAAAAGATAGTTTTTTCCTTTTATTTAAAGAGATCGTATAAACAATATTGATTGCACCTAAAAGTAAAACAG